AAAACAAACAACATCTCTTTTAAACACACCATATTTTGTTAATGCCTTACAAAAGGGTGTTGAAAATGAAAAGAACGGAGAAAGTAACCCATACGCCGCTTTAGGTTATTTATACTTAAACTCATTACCAATATCAACACTAAGAGAGAAATTTAAATCATTTAATAGTAGTATATTAACCGAAGAAAATTATTTATTTGCGACATTAAATAAGTTTTCCGCAATACACAAACTACCATATCATTTTATTTTAAAGTACGGGTCAATTTGGCATAGATACAAAAAATTTAAAAATGAAAACATAGACATATTAGATGATATATGGAAGGACTTTGATTATAAAAAAGGGTACGACCCTAACGGTAGTAACACCTCAAAACTATATACGTTTAATAATTATGACGGTAATACCGTATCTATAAAACAATACGAACAGACAACAGACACTGTTACAATATCATTAGGTGACGATTTTATAACAGGAGAAGAAATTTTTGACACAATATCCTATCAAGTCGATAGGATTAATAACGGGTTTTATCCAAACGTAATAAATGATGTATACTACTATTTTACAAATGTTAATCTATTTAGTGGATTTACATCGGAAGAAATACAGTCGGCACAGTCGAACAAAAACTTAAAAATAGGTACAACATCCAAAGGTTCATTTAATCAGGATAGCGGTAAATATGTTATGAATAGTTGGACACAGTTTTTTGAAGTAAAAGGTAATCACGATTTTAGGGAATATGATTTAGATAAAGTTTTAATGGTTCCCTCATTTGGTGATGTAAAATTTAATCAAATTAAATTTGAATGTTTTAATAACTTAGGTAAAAGTGAACAAAACACAATAACGAACCCGTCTATATATAACGGTAGTGTAAGGTCTTTATGGTCATCACCAAACTACGGATACTTTTCTAATGAAATGATTGACAAACCCACCCCACTACAATATATAAAATATGTAAATCCTGATACAGATAACAAACAAGCTTTTGATTTAGGTAATGACACATCATTAACATACTCATCAATAGATGATATATTTGGTGTATTCACAAAAGAAATGTTAGATACGTTTGAAACACATTTCTTAAATTTCTGTGAGGTCGACAATAAATTTAATCCAAAATTAGTTAACAGAGGATTAACAACTTTTGATGAGTTTTTACAGAGTGATGAAGTAAGGTCACAATATGGAGGAAATCCAGTACCTGAAGAAGAAAAAGTAAGGTGGAGAGCAGTTTATGAAAACCAAGAAACCACGTTTAATGGGATTAATATAAACAACTACTATATTAACCTTAAAAATGTTATGAAATCTTTGTTAATGGTTGATAAACCGGCGACCACAAACAATTTTGATTTAGACGTATCGAAGATAACAAAAACACAATCTAATAGTTTTATAAAATATCATATAGATTTATTAAGTAATAAAGATATTGTATTTAAGATTGGTAACCCAGGGAAGATTAATAATAAAGTATATGGTTCATTTACTACCTTAAGTAATCAAATGATAGAAGACCCATATACCTTTGAACCATACGTTGAAGGCTCATTACCCACAAATGGGGGTACAACGACCTTAGGACAAAGTAAGGTAGACCACCCTAATGCTTGGAGTGCGATGTATCAATATGTGGGTGAATTTAAAGAAGAAGGGTTTAAATATACAAATAACGGTTCATATTTAACAGATTTTTTTGTTGATATGGATATTGAGTTTACTGAAGAAAATGTAATACTCTTATCGTCTATTATAAAAATTTACGCGGGTAAGAAGGTACAAGAGTTATCCTACAACAAAAGTAGTTTTATATCTGATTTAGATGACTTTATGACTTTACAAGAAAAGTTCCAAAGAGATGTACTAAATCAAATGTTTATTAAATTGAATAGAGATTTACCTGACGTTTCGACAACAGATGACAGTGTCAGGATTTCAAAAATAGACGGTAATGTTGCAAAACTTGAAGTTTGGAAAAGTTTTCAAACCCTAAACGATAAATGGATTTCAGGTCAAGATTTTAAAAATAGAACTATATTTGAAGATTTCTTATTTTTAGATAGGGCTAATAGACCCGTTGGTGATAAAGTTGTTGTGGATATATCTGAATTAGAAGGATTTATTAGAGGTAAAAATAAAAAATTGTCAGTATATGGACTTTTAGGTTTAATATATGAAGAAAATAACTTTGTATTTATGCCGACACCTGCATACACAAACTTCTACGGTAGAGATGAAAGAGTCAAAGAAGGATTACCTGTACCCCAAGATATTCCCAATGATTTATTTGGTACGTTTATGGAAGTCGACACTAGAGATAGTAGACCGAGAATGTTAGGGATATATGTTGGACAACCATCAGTTAATCTTGGAATGGGGCAAAATCCAAACGCAAGGAGAGGAGACGACGCTTTTGATATAACAAATCCTTCCACATGTCCACTCAGGGAAAATCAAGAAAACAAAACAAACTATTCTGATAGTAATAGATGTGTTGGGTTCCAAGTAGACTTTGGAAAAAGAAACCAAGGGGTGTTTAACTCTGTCTCTATAGATATGAACCAACATAAAAACATCGGACCAACATTCCAAGTTTTGGCGGGATTAGGACAACAAGCATCAGGACAGGAAGTGGCTCAACAATCACAATCTTTATATAATTTTTATAGAACTAGAAGTTATACATGTCAGGTACAAACATTAGGTAATGTAATGATACAACCGACTATGTATTTTAACTTAACCAATGTTCCATTGTTTTACGGTCCTTATATGATTATGAATGTCGCTCATAGTATTACTAATAGAGGGTTTAATACAAACTTCAGTGGTGTTAGAATACCTAAGTTTGCTTTATCACCACCCGATAAATTAGTAATGAGTGTTAATAAAGAAATATTAAAATCTTATACTAAAAAACTAAGACAGATAGATGATAATCTAAAAACGGGAGGAACTACTAATACTATTTCTACTTCGGATTTAGGTAAGATAAAACAAGGTTCTGTTGAAAAATGTCAATCAATTACATCATATGAAAATAAAGACTTTGTTGATTTAGTTAAGACAGAGGTTAGGGCTCAGGAAGTGATAGACTACTTAAATAGTAAAACATTTTATAGTGATAAGACTAAGACGTTTATATATGGAGTTGCAACACTCAATAAAGCGCTAAGAGAAGACTGTTATAATAATAATTTAATTAATCTACCAACAACCAAGAAAGTACAACCAGTAAACAGGGCAACCTATTTTAACGCTCAAACTTGTATAGAAAACGGAGAATTAATAATGCCGATAGCATCATTTAATGATATAACAGATTGTTTAAATTATCTTTACAGTACATTTAACCCAATAGGAATTTTTATGGACCGATTATATGATTACATTGAAAACGACCCATTAACCACACCTAGTACTAATGTAATGGCAAAAACTTTGGCGATAACATATATGGCAAATATCTATGAAATTGATTCGCTTGACGGTACTGTATCTGAAGTTTATACAGAAGTTAAAGGTAAAATAGATAGTAATAGTGAATACAAAAAAGAATATGATAAGTGGTTATCATTATTCACTTCTGTTGTTAGTAGAGGGGATATTTGAATATTCACAATAAACAACATATTTATATAAAAAAAGAGATATGAATATAAAAAATTTATTAGATAATTATCTACAAAAAGATGCAAGACTAACGGAAACAGACCGTGGTAATGGTTATAAAGAAGTGTGTGATTTAGACACTGGAGATTGTTATACAGTTAGAATGAGAGATGGTTTAATTGAAAGAGTGGACAATACTATGAATTTAAATAAAACTCTTAGAGTCGAAACACCATCAGGTGTTAAGACATTATTGAACGGTTAAAAATATTTAATAAGATGTCATTGGAAAAAAAACTAATAGAAGAAGTAAAAAGATATAATAAAATAAACAATTATATCAAAGAACAGGAAGAATTACCTCCGTTACCTGGAGAAGATAGTGGTGAAGAAACCACAGATGAACTACCACCGGCACCTGAAGGTGATGACACAGCAACTGAAGAAGTTCCTGAACCTGTAGATGTTGAAACAGACCCAGATGTAGAAGTCGTTGGTGACGAAGATGAAGAAACAATGACAGATGAAGGAGGTACAGAAGAATTGGATGTTACAGAATTAGTAACAACACAAAAAGATATTTCAGATAAACAAGACGAGTACATGGAGGGGATGTTTAGTAAATTAGAAGATTTAACATCTAAGCTAGGTGAGATGGATACTATCTTAAACAAGATTAACGACTTGGAACAAAAAGTTGAAAAATATCGACAAAAATCACCAGAAGAAAAACTACAACTAAGAAGTTTGGATAGTTACCCTTTTAATCAAAAACTAAGTGACTTTTTTGTTGACAAGCAAGAAGAGTTTGAAAAAACAGGTAAAAATGAATATATTTTAACAAGTGATGAAGTTGAAAACTATTCAGACGGAGATATTAAAAAATCTTTTGATAGACCATTTGAAGACGAAGAAAGAATGTAAATATCGTATATCGGAATATGGAATAAAAGACTGTCGTAAGATGGTCTTTTTTTTTTGTTGTGATTTGACTTACCGTTTTTCGTTGTTATATTTTACTTGAGTAACAGATAAAATTTTAACGAATAAAAGAAAAACAAAATGGCAAATGCACTCGACGCGGTACTCGCACAGTACGAAAAGAACACCACATCTCGTGGTAATGGTGACGGAATGTCACAAGAAGAGAGGTTGAAGAAGTATTTCACAACTTATCTCCCTAAGGGGACTAAATCAGGACAGTCTCGTATTCGTATCCTACCTACATCAGATGGTTCATCACCATTTAAGGAGGTATGGTTCCACGAAGTTCAAGTTGACGGAAAATGGGTTAAACTCTATGACCCAGGTAAAAACGATGGTGAGCGCTCACCTTTGACTGAGGTCTATGAAGAGTTGATGTCAACGGGTAAAGAGTCTGATAAGAAGCTCGCGATGCAATATCGTCCTCGTAAATTCTACATTGTAAAACTTGTTGACCGCGACAATGAAGAAGATGGAGTTAAGTTTTGGCGGTTTAAGGATAACTACAAACAAGAAGGTATCCTTGATAAAATCATTCCGATTTGGAGAGCAAAAGGTGATATCACCGATGCTAACGAAGGTCGTGATTTGATTATTGAGTTGGCAAAATCTAAGACTAACTCAGGTATTGAGTACACCATCGTTCAGACCATCATGTATGACGACCCATGTCCTTTGAGTGAAGACTCAGATTTGATGAAGGAGTGGATGGAAGATGAGATGACTTGGAGTGATGTATACGCTCAGCGACCTACAGAATACTTGGAAGCTGTCGCTCGTGGTGAAACACCTGTATGGGATTCTGAACTTAAGAAATTCGTATATGGTGACGACACCACAGAAACAATTGGAGGTTCTACTACTAAACAGGAAACTGTTAAGGAACAAACTAAGGACCCCCAAGCAGAGATGGAGGTTGATGAGGACCTTCCTTTCTAAAAACCAAAACCTACAGATGGGAGGGTGTAATGCTCTCCCATCTTTTTCATGACGAAAAGTTCGTTACGAAAAACTCGTAACGAAAAAACAGAAATACAATGGCAATTAAAAAGAATAGTTTTAAAGACATAAAGAAGAAGTTCTCTTCTTCTGCTAAATTCAAACCTCAGAAGTTTTACGACTTGGGTTCTGAATTTTTGGATGCGGTAGGGGTACCAGGTCCGGCTATAGGACATATCAATATGTTCTTAGGTCACTCGGACACGGGTAAGACTACTGCATTAGTAAAAGCTGCGGTTGACGCACAGAAGAAGGGTATCCTTCCTGTGTTTATTATCACAGAACAAAAATGGTCTTTTGACCACGCAAAACTTATGGGTTTTGACTGTGAAGAAGTTGTTGATGAAGAAACAGGTGAACTTGATTGGGACGGGTTCTTCATCTTTAATAATGACTTTGAGTATATTGAACAAATTACTGACTTTATCAATAGTTTGTTGGACTCCCAAGAGAAAGGGGAGTTGGAGTACGACTTGTTGTTCCTATGGGACTCTGTTGGTTCTGTACCTTGTAAGATGACTTACGAAGGTAAGGGTGGTAAGCAACACAACGCTGCCGTTCTTGCCGATAAGATTGGTATGGGAATTAACCAACGAATTTCAGGTTCACGCAGGTCGGACTCAAAATTTGAAAACACTTTGGTTATTGTTAACCAACCGTGGGTTGAACTTCCTGACAATCCGTTCAGTCAACCGAAAATTAAAGCTAAGGGCGGTGAAGCCATTTGGTTGAACTCATCTTTGGTATTTTTGTTCGGTAATCAGAAAGGTGCGGGAACGAGCAAAATCACTGCGGTTAAGGATAAGAGAAAAGTGAAATTCGCAACGCGTACAAAGGTTTCGGTACTTAAAAATCACATCAATGGATTGGGGTATGAGGATGGCAAAATTCTCGTTACCGCTCACGGATTTTTGGCAGGTAAAGACTCTGCCGAAGAGAAGAAATCTATTGAAGGGTATAAGTCAGAGCAATCTGAGTATTGGAAAGAGGTCATCGGAACCGGTGGTGATTTCAAATTAGAAGAAGACGGTGGAACCTTTGATATAAATGCGTTGTGACAAAAACCTTATTAGTTGACGGAAACAACCTATTTAAGATAGGTTATCACGGGGTTCGTGAGTATTACCATAAG